GGTTATGTCCAACCCTGAAGCAACGGGGGAGGACAGAACCGAAGCTCACGCCAAGTTGGTCGATGTTAAGGCCCTCAAGGCGCAAGCCCAGCAAATGCGCGATATTCAGTCCGCAGCGGCGGAACTCCAGGAAATCGTGCAGGATGCACCACTGGTGGACGAACCACAGTCTCCGCCGAAGTTCAAGAGTATCGGCGAGTTCTACGGGGCTGTTCACTCCACGCTCTTCCAGGGAGCATACGACCCCAGACTGAGTATGCACACCGACAAGGAACCCAAGACAGGGCGCGCTACTAAGTCGGGATGGGCTGAGTCTGGAGCCGAGTCAAAGCAGATGGTGGAAAACGTCGGCGCGGCCGGCGGGTTCCTGGTGCCTGTGGAACAGATCACAGAGTTGTACCAGTTCCCGGCACCGGAGATCGTCGTTCGCCCGCGCTGCACGGTTATCCCGATGCGGCGGCGTCAACTGCAAATCCCGGTGCTCGATCAGTCCGGCACGGCCGCTGGCCAGCCGCACTGGTTTGGGGGTGCGCTCGCCTACTGGACTGAGGAAGCGCAACTGAAGGATGAAACGAGACCTGTGTTCAAGCAGGACGAGTGGGTAGCGCACAAGCTCGCTCTCTACACCGAGGCGAGTGATGAACTTCTCGATGACTCAGCGGTACCGCTGGAAGGGTTGCTCAACAACATCTTCCGCGCGGCCATCGCCTGGTACGAGGAGGATGCGTTTATCGTTGGCACTGGTGCCGGGCAGCCCTTGGGGATCGCCCACGTCAACTGTGGTGCCACAATCGCTGTTCCGCGTGCTGTCGCTGGAGCCATCGGCTTGGCCGATCTAATCAATATGCTCGAAGCCTATGGTGGTGGAAATGCGGGAGTCTGGCTATGCAATCGTGCTGGCCTCTCCAATCTCATGCAGATCGCTGGGCCGGCAGGCAACCCGTCCTACGTGTTCATGCCGAACGCGCGCGAGGGAATGCCCGCCACCCTGTTTGGCTATCCGCTGATCTTCAGCGAGCACTGCCCGGCCCTGGGTGTACGGGGCGACATCATCCTGGCTGACTGGCGCTACTACGTGATCGGCGACCGACAGGCAACGACCGTGATGGCCTCAAAGCACTACAAGTTCCGCTACGACATCACATCGTGGGTCGCTGTGCATCGGGTAGATGGGCAGCCGTGGCTGAATGATCCGCTGACGCTGAAGGACGGAACGACTCAGATTTCGCCCTTCGTGGTACTTGACTCAGCGGTGACTTCGTAGGAGGTATGGAAATGAGCTACTGCGAACGTTTCACCGAAGTTCACTATCCGCTGGGGCGCATCGACCCGGTGGCTGACGGTACACTCGTCACGCCCTGGGTTAGCCTGAGCAACTATCATCGAGCCGTTGTCATCGTGTGGACTGGCAACCTGACAGGCACACTGGACTGCCAGCTCTGGCAGGCTCAGGACGCTGCGGGGACAGGTGCTCAGATCATAGTGGGGAAGGCCATCACCCAGCTCACGGCTGCGGACGATGGTGTGCTCGTTGCTATCGAGCTTCAGACCGAGGAGTTAGACGTTGACAATGCATTCTACTGCATACAGGCCGTTACGGTCTCTGGTGGGCAGCGGGATACATACGGCGTTCTGATTCTCGGCCTAGAGCCGCGCTGTGCTCCAACGCCGGTAGTCAACTGGGACGAGGTTGTACCGTAACACAATCAAGTGGCGGGGTAGTCAGCGCGATGCCCCGCCACACCCAATGCTATGCCAGTCTGGGTGCAGCTACGACGTAAGAAGCGGCTGGATGTGGCCGGTTCACCGCGTACCTTCTATCCTGGTGACTGGGTACAGGTTGGGCGACAAACGGGTCGGCGCTTCATCCTTGATGGTGATGCAATCGCACCAGACGAGCAGATCAAGTCACTCAATAGCACGGATGTAGGTGTGCTTGTGACTGGAGGCCCTAGTGACGCTGGCCGAGATGTTGGGGCAAAGCTCGGTGTGCCCATCGAGTTCAATACCCCTTCCTGCCGCTGGGCGAGAACATGCTGCTATGATGCACGTCTGACGCTAGTGCGCCCAGGGTTGATACCGGTAGGGTTTGAGCTACTGGAAAGATGGCAGGTTGCCGTCCCACTGTGGGATTACAAGGTCTTAGCCCAGGACGTAGGGACGGAAGACGAGCGAGAGCGAACACTGCAAGTGATTCGTGACTTGCGCGTGCCGCTGTACGATACCAGGCTGGTATTCCTGCGGGAATGTACCGAATCCCGCGCTCTAGTGGCACAATGGATGGAAGAACGAATGGATAGCACTGAAGATAGGCTGGCCTTTCTGCGGGCGTTGTATCAGGTCAAGCCCTTGGTCTTAGCTCTGCCGTGTACCTGGACACTGGGGCCGCAGTATCAGTGAACGGTGCCATTTATGTGGCAGTAGGTCCGAATGCAGTCAATCAGGCACAGGAGAGCATCACGGTACTCAAACAACAGAATTCTGGTTTGCCAGTGGCGGTCATTGGTGACTTGGTACGCAAGGGCGTGACCAACATTCCTTTTGTCCAGCCTGGCCCTGGTGCTCGGTGGGCAAAACTGCATGTGGACCTGCTCTCGCCTTGGTCTAGCTTCTGCTACCTAGACGCGGATACGAGACCGCACGCAGGGCTTGGGGTTGGATTTCGTATTCTAGCTGATGGTTGGGATATGATCATCACAGCTAGTGCCTCCCAAGCTGGGATGCTTCTCTGGCACATCGGGGAAGGAGATAGACTAGCTACATTCGCTGCGCTTGGACACGAAGACCCCCTACAGCTTCAGGCAGGGGTTTTCTGGGCGCGGAAATCTCGGAAGTTGCATCGGTTCTTTGAGGCTTGGCGCGAGGAATGGAAACGATATTCAGATCAGGATCAGGGGGCTTTCTTGCGGGCACTAGCGAGAGTGCCCCTTAAGCTATGGCTATTCGGTAGACCGTGGAATGGTGGCGAGGCGATAGAGCACTTGTACGGACAAGCGCGATGAATGTCAATATAGTCTGCACCAACAACGGCCCCGATCACGTACTGTGGCGGCTCGCCCAAACGCTGGCCGACCAGACTGGTTGGACTCTCTCGCGCACGCCTAATGGTGGAGCGGACTTCAACTATTGGATACTCTACATCAGCTTCGCTGAGAAGTGGTCTGATTGGCGTCAGACCCCGGTAGGGGCCTGGTTCTCGCACTTCGAGAGAGGTACGCCATTCAAGGAGTACTGGTGGGAATTGGCGGCAAGTGTCCTCGGCTTGCGAATCACATGTGCCCCTCAATACTTGTCTCTACTTGACAGCTTCGGGCGGTCTGCTATTGCACGACCTCCCATCGACCCCATCTTCCAACCCAAAGGGAAGAAAGCAAAGCATGACACTCCGCTTGTTGGGGTGAGCGGATACGTAGACAAGAGCAAGCGCAAAGGGGAGAAGCTGGTCGCGCAACTGTCCGGGTCAGACCTGGATATCGAATTGACAGCAACCGGGCGCGGCTGGCCTTGTCGCACCAATGAGATGAGATTTGCAGAGTTGCCTCAGTTCTACAATGATATTGATGTGCTCTTGTGCCCTTCACTCCAAGAAGGCATACCATTGCCACCACTGGAGGCCCTAGCGTGTGGTACGCCTGTCGTCATTCCTGAGGCAGTGGGGTTGCTTGATGATCTACCAGACATTCCCGGTATCTATCGTTACCCGGCCGGCAACTATGGCGAGATGGAAAGTGCAGTGCGGGCAGCGGTCAAGAAATCCTACAAGCGCGATGCTTTGATTGAGGCTGTGGCGGAGTACACACCAGAGAACTGGGCAGCGGATCACGAAAACGCCATTGCGCTTGCACTGACGATGGGCACGGCACCAAGGCTGGAGAGCGACCGACATGGATTGAAAGGGGTGTACTACGTAGCCTATGGCGATCCGGCTCGTCAATGTGCCCAGGCGTCTATATCCTCGTTCAAGGAACACATGCCCGATATACCAGTCATGCTCGCGGCAGAAGAGGGCGGTCTTGGCGAAGACTTGCTCGCTGAATGCGAAGATAGGGACATTGGCGGGCGATATGCCAAGACCCTCATCTATGATCTGGCACCGAAGGAATGGCAATACATCATGTACCTTGATGCCGATACCGAAGTCATCGCCAACATCAACTTCCTCTACGAAGCGTTGTCTGATGGATGGGACATGGTGATCTGCAAGAATCCGGCCAAGTTCCACATAGCGAGTCGCATGAGGCGCAGTGATAATAAGGATGAGTGCGCGATCACTTTTGACTTCCTCGGTACTGAGGAGTTGATCCAGCTCAATGGTGGGGTGTTCGCCTTTCAGCGAAACGAACGAACACGCGCCTTCTTCCATTCCTGGCACGAAGAGTGGCAGAAGTTCTGCAAGCGAGATCAGGCTGCCCTACTTCGAGCCTTGTGGAAGCACCCGATCAAGTTCTTGGTCCTAGATAACTATCCGTGGAACCTGATCACTCGTTATGATGACAGAACTGCCGATGCTTGCATTCTGCATCGGCCCATGACTGCACGTAGATGGCGAGGCACGGTCAGCCAGAGATCGGATAGTACAGAGGCATGGGCAACGGTCAAGAAATGGGAGCAGGCCCAGGGGAAATGAAGGTCAAGAAACGGCCAAAGCCAGTAGATATGATCATAGACCGAGGTGTGCTATACCTAGTTCAAGGGGGTCGGCGCATAATAGTGCATCCTGCGATAGCCAAACACAAACCATATCGAGATGCCTATCGCAAGTTGTTCGGCAAGCTGGGCTACTTCCCCTTGGATGGCAAGTACCACTTCACCGGCAAGAAGATGCGGAGAGTCAAGTCGTGAAGCTCGCAATCATCTGCCCTATCGGCCCGCTTGATAAGTACGGCTATGGGCATGTGGCTGCTGATTGCATTGCGAGCATGGTAGACTTCGCTGATCATGTTTTCCTGATGCAGTCTGCACGCGACCAAAAAGGGAATGGGTTGATTCCCAAGGATGGGCATATAACCCTCATATCGGATGAACGGACGTGGTTTGCCGGTGGTTTCGATGCTCAGAAGGTGATGGACAACGCAGACCTTGGGGCTGACTTGGCTGATGGCTACGACGTGGCGATGTGTATGATGCTTAACTGGTATGTACCGCCGCAGAATACGTTGCGCCAAGCCTGCCAACGAGTCGCGGGATCGAAGGCGGGCTGGGGCTGGCTCTATCGACGTGACCAGCTAGGGATGCAAATGTTCCACGCCAATACCAGGCTGCCCTGGATCGTTGCCTTGAGACCGAACAGGTGGCACTTCGCCATTGATTCTGTCAAGCGCGATAGCCTGGCGATTCCTTGGGAGCGGGGCGATTGGCCTGAGCATAATCAAATGAGCGTGGTTGATCTCCAACTGGAGATGACGCGAGAAGAGATGCAAGAGCGTTTGGAGTTCGTGCGCTTTCATAAGGACTTAATGCCCAAGAGGCCGGATCATTTCGAGTGGGACTATTGGAGACGATACTACGTAGCGAAGTACAGTAAGAAAACGAAAGCATCTGACAAGCCGATTGGGGCTGGTATGGTCGTGGCCACCAACCCTAGCTTCGTCAGTCGAGAGATACTAGCATCTCTCGACCGGCATGAGGTAGACGAGCTATAATGAATGACCGGGAGCAAATCATAATCATCGGTGCGTCTGGTCATGCCAGAGTCGCCATCGACATCGTACAACGTGAAGGTAAGTACGACATCGCCGGCCTCTTGAATCATACAGCGAATGAACAGGTGTTGGGTTATGATGTCTTGGGTCGAGAGGCTGATCTACCACTGGTGGCGAAGGACTATGCCTTGAAGGGTGCGCTGGTAGCGATTGGTGACAATGCCGTGCGGGCTGAGGTAGTCGCTCGCGTACAGGCACTATGCCCTGATCTTCCCTTCATCATCGCGGTACATCCCAGCGCAACCGTCGCGTCGAATGTGCTGCTCCGTGAGGGCACAATCGTGATGGCCGGTGCAGTGGTGAATCCGGGTTGTACTATAGACCGTTTCTGCATTCTGAATACCGGCTCATCTCTTGACCACGATTCAACGATGGCTGAGTTTGCCAGCCTTGCGCCGAGAGTAGCCACAGGCGGGCACTGTTCAATCGGCGCTTATTCTGCCATAGGCATTGGAAGCACACTCATCCAAGGCATCGAGATCGGCGTGCATACCATCATAGGGGCTGGCTCAACAGTTCTTGAAGATGTGGGATCGTTCAAGGTGGCCTACGGAACGCCCGCGCGGGTAGTCCGGCAGAGGAAGATGGGAGATACGTACTTGCTGGGTCGTCCCCTGCGCCAGATAGATGAAGGGCTTTGCCGCTCCTTCATCTCTGGCAAGACGGTACTAGTGACTGGTGCGGCCGGGTCCATCGGTAGCGAATTGTGCCAGCAATTGGCGCGCTATGGAGCAGGCAAAGTGCTGGCACTCGACCGAGAAGAAACCGGTCTCTATAACTTGGGCCTAGATTTGCAGGATACTGGATGCCCATTTGCTCTCATCATTGGGGATGTGTCTGATAGAGAACGAATGAAGACCGTCTGGAGCTTGCATCAACCAGAGATAGTCTATCACTGTGCTGCCTACAAGCACGTTCCCATGATGGAAGACTGCCCCAGCGAGGCAGTCAAGGTCAACGTTCAGGGATTGCATATCATAACTGCCCTAGCTCGGAAGTGGGGAACGAAGCACTTCGTCTTCATCTCTACTGATAAGGCAGTCTGCCCGACTGGTATTATGGGTGCCACAAAGCGCCTTGGGGAACTTCTTGTCTTGACACAGCAGAAAGTGACTCGGAACAAGACGCGGTTCTCGGTCGTGCGATTCGGCAACATACTCGGCAGTCGTGGTAGCGTAGTACCGGCCTTCGCCCGCGCAATCGCAAGGGGTGGTCCAGTCCTAGTAACTGATCCACAAGTCAAGCGTTTCTTCATGAGCGTCAGCGAGGCTGTCAGCCTAGTGATCCAATCGGGGCATTACGGGATCGGTGGCGATCTCTTCACCTTTGATATGGGCGAACTGATGAACATCACGGAACTGGCAAGCAAGATGATCGGGCAGCAAGACATAGAGATCAGTTATATCGGGCTAAGGCCAGGCGAGAAACTAGCAGAAAGGCTATTCTGTCCGCCATACGAATCTCTCGAATCCACGCCTTGGCCTACGATCATGCGTGTACGCAACATAGATGAGTCGTTTCGCACAGCACCAGACATTGACTACAAGCAGTTGATCAGACTGGCACGCCAAGGCAGGGATGATGAAGTGAGAGACTGGCTCATGGCGGTGGTGCAATTCTCCTGTCTTGAGGATTGCATATATCGGGATGCGGAGACGCTAGAATGAGGCCCCTCAAAGTTGCCCTAGTACATCGTGGACACTGGTATCGGTATGAACGCATCGACGGCCAGTTTGCCTATCCGGTACCTGAGTTCACTTGGACACATCACGAGGTGGACAAAGCATTCACAGTGAACTTGGATGAGCTAGGTGTAGATGCGGTCTGGTGGGACGAGGCCAAGCACAAAGATGATAAGTGCCGCTTTCTGCCGGTGAAAGGCAGGGATCGCCATACGCCTTTGATCTACTACTGTCTGTATCCTACGTTGACCATGCACCACTTTCGTTCGCGTACAATACGAGCCAAGCGGTTTGCAGATGTGGTGTGCCTAGAGCACGATGATCTCGAACGCTGGCACGGCTTGAATTGTGGTATCTATCGACTGGCCTATTCGGTGAACGAGAATCTTTACAAGCCCGCAGCTAAGACAGTGGATGTGGGGTTCTATTGTTTCCACGGCTATAGCCCGGAACGGCCGGCGATGGCCCAATGGCTCGCGGACTTCTGTCAACGCAAGGGCTACAGCTTCTTGACGAACGAAGGACATGAAGGACGAGACTACCCGCAATGGTTGGCGAAGACGAAAGTGGTGATACACCTTAACCGCACACGTCGCACACGACCGCCACGCATCTTCGACGTGGCTGCGAGCGGGGGCGTGCTCTTATCTCATAGAATGCCGGAAGTGAGCGGGGAACGCTGGGAACCAGGAGTCCACTACATACCCTTCGATAACCCGCCCCCGCCGGATGAGATGCAATCAAGGGATCATACAGACCATCGCCCATTCAGTGATACAGATTGTGGAGAACTTATCGCTGGCTTGGAGTGGTTGTTGGATGAGGGGAACTGGGAAACAGTAGCAGCGCAGGCCAGGGCCTACGTCTTGAAGCACCATACCTGGAGGGTACGCGCCAAGGAATTGCATCGGATTTTGTTGGGGGCATTCCCACACTTAGGGCAAAATCAATGATGGTATTCGAGCACCTAGCACAACTGGAACGTGAGACTCTGAAGGCTGACGGGGATTTGCAGCGTTACTACCTGTGGCCACGAACACCCATCGGTAACCTGCAAGCCGAGATGTGGCAGCGCGTTGGGGTGAGCGATCTTGTCACAGATGATCCGAGTAGCCGAACATACAAAACACTCGCGCTCTTAGAAGGGTTGGTTTACAACCGCCTGATTGCAGATGACTTCACCTTTCTTGATATCTGCTGCGGGGATGCGGTGATTCTACGTGCGATTGCAGAAGCGTATCCAGAGGCACATGTGTATGGCGTTGACCTGAACGCGAGAAAGTTGTCGGCTCATACGGAAGCGATGGCGGCTGGCGTGCATCTGTGGATGACGCCAATTCAATCACTGTTTGCTGTAGACTTGCCTCAGCCAATAGACGTGGCGATGATGCTCAATACGTACTGGGGCTGGGACAAAGCTGATTTGCTGAATGGAGAGCGTGATCTGCCAGTGCAGGCCGATGATTGGTTCCGCCGCAACGCACGCTTCGTCATTCTGACGGTGACAGAAAAGCAAATCTTCGCCCTGCAAAACAAGGGTTTCTGGATAACGCGGATTGGCCGAGGCGAAAGCGGGAGCACGATGATCGTCATGTTCCCTTGTGAGTCAACGGAAACGGAGGGGCTATGGAGCGCAGCGCGGAAACGGTGATCGTGATGCCCACGCTCGATTTGCAGGCCGCTGCTAAGACGATGCAGCAGGCGCGAGAGACAGCGGGTATACCAACGGCTGCGGTGCTGATCAGTGACCAGGAGCGGCGTGGCGCGGTCTTCGTCAACAATGTGGGCTTCGAGGCAGCGTTGGCATGGGGAGCACGATACATCGTCTATCTGAATGATGATTGCCGCTGTGAGCAGCAGGGATGGCTTCGACGGCTGATTGAGGTATTGGCCTCTGATCCTTCCTTTGGTGTCGCAGCACCATCAGGGATGTGTCGAGGTGGCCCACAGATGATGGGCAAGCCCGGTGAACCGCCAGGCTATGAGATCGTGGCGCAACCATTGGCCTGGTTCTGCGCGGTATGCAAACGCGAAGTCTTTGAAACAGTAGGGTTATTCGACTCCACCCTGATCCACTACTGCGATGAGTCGGACTTCGAGATGCGAGCGCGCGAGGAGGGATGGAAGTCAGTCTGGGTGCGGGATGTCTATGTGAATCATGCTGTGGGCATACCAATCGCCGAATGGTGGGAGGCCGACAAGAGACTCTACAACCAGAGGTGGGCCAAGCGATGAGCAAGAGTCGAAACGAACTCTCGCAGATGACGCAGGCGGAACTGAAGGACTGGTACTGGAAGGACTTGGCGTTTCAGGAGGCCAAGTTTGGCGAAAAGCTAGGTGCCCGTCGCTTTCCAGTCGAGCCTACGCCACTAGCGTACTATACCGAACAGATAGAGACAGGGCAACCATTCACTTTCCAGCGTTATGGAGATGGTGACTGGAATTGCATTCAGCGTCGTCATGGCTTCGGTGATATTGACGCGCTTCGTCCTGGGCTACGCACAAGCATCGTGAATAGCCTAACACATGCCTATAGAGATGAGCGATATATGATGTCCATCTACGTGCAGAACTTTGCGATAGATGGGCTTGACTGGCTAGAAGAACACGTACCCAATATGCGCTGGCATGACGAAGCTGTGTTTGGCTACGCGAGCCGCGATGGACAACTATACCCGTTCGTCAAGGCCATACGCGAGTTGGATGTTCCTATCGTGATCGTTGGACCACCTATGCTGCGCGCGTTCAACGCATTCAATGTAGCCCGTTTTGTAGAGGTCTCGCCAGTGCAGACCTCGGCGGCAGATACGTATTCTTGGAATGATTGGCAGCGCGTAGTGCGAGAATGTCTGGAGGTATCGGGGCCTGCTTTCTTCACCTTCTCGATGGGATTAGCGACGAAGGCCGTAATATGGGAGCTGTTCGGCAAGATCGGCCAACAGAGCTGGCTGTTGGATGTGGGCAGCTTGTGGGACGTATATGTAGGTGATCGCAGCCGCAAGTACCACTTCGTGATAGATGAGGCTGTTATCAAAGCCAACTTGGGAGATACACATGCCTGAGCGAGTAGCAGTCTGCACAGCAGCCTCCGGTAAGAAGCACCAGAGCTGCCTGCCATTGTTCGCTCTTTCCTTGCGCGTGAGCTACCCGGAGTATGCACTGCGCTTGTTCTCGGTTGGTGAACT